CGATTTGAAGTGAATTTTATCGGGAAAGAATGGAAAGAATTTTCCAACTTTCTATTCGTAAAAGCATCCGGTCTTGAAACACTTGAGAGCCCAGTACTGGGTTCTCATAATATGTTCAGATCGTTATATGTGCAGATTTGCTCGGCTTATGCAAGTCGGGGCAAGTCCTTCCCACTGGATCCTTTAGACAAGGGATCGGTGGAGAGGTTAGCACAACTTTGTCAAACCCGGTTCCTACCGTCGGCAGGAGCCTATGGGATTAAAAACTCTATTAATAAGTTTATTTCAACGACTAGTTCAGTCTTTGAAATTGATAGAGTTACAAGTCAAACTATATATGGTGCTGCCAGTATGGTAGCTGACCATATCAGCAGATTGAATGGGTCCGTTTGGCCCTATTCAGCTGGTCATATCTCTCTCGCCAGTTCTGGCGATATTGATATACCGTCTGCAAAAGGTGGCAGAGCCGCCAAAATTCACGAGGATGTAAGCACTCTGTTGGAATCAGTACCAACGGAGAACAAAATCGTGAATTTGCCTTTTGATCTACAGTTAAAAGATATCGCTGGTGTACCGCGTTGGAGAACGTGGTGCAGGCCAAATCCAGTGATCGCACCCCCAAACGCCAAGTTCGGTGAGGTTGTCTCCTCGTACGGGGAGGGCTTCATCCTTCTTGATCGCAGATGGGGTTGTGATGAGGCACTTGGGTCTCAAATCTTTGCTATAGCATTAATTAAGGCTAAGGAGTGGGGGATTTTTAACGAAGAGTTCGAATTGAACCCTGAGTTTCCACCCATTCCATCTCGTGTTATCATTTGTCCAGAAACAGGGCTGAAAGCTCGAACCGTGACAATCACCAAATGGTGGTCCATAGTTCTACAGCAACCGTTAGGTCACTTCCTACGGGAAACGCTTTCAGTTCATCCATTCGCAAAGGATGGTCTGACAAATGATGATCAAGCAAGACAGTACGTCAAGCGCCTAGGGAACCTTAGGTACTCTGACGACTGGTCTGGTTTTTCTCTTCTATCCTCAGACTTGGCTGAGGCAACGGATGCTATCCCACATAAAACTGCATTCGCATTGTTGGGACCGTTGTTAGAGAAAGCTAGATTGATCGGAGGTCTAAAGTATATTCCCCATCGCTGGGAGGATTATGTTGTTAATCCTGAGGAGGTTGCTTCTGGAAGCGCTCCTCGAATAAGCTCGAGATTAATTCCGAACAGAATAGAAGGTAGCCCC